CTGAAGACCGGCACAGGCCTCTACAAGGTCGTGTGGGACAAGAGTAAGTTGAACGGCCTCGGTGACATTCTTGTGTCCAAAGTGAATCTGCTCAATGTGTTCTGGGAGCCGGGTGTGACAAACATTCAGGACAGCCGGTACTTCTTCAGCACAGAACTGGTGGACAAGGATGTGCTGGAGGAGAGATACCCTCACCTCAAAGGCAAGTTGACTGGACAAGGGTTCATTAACACCAAGTTCGCCTACGATGACAAAGTGGATACCGCTAACAAGTACACCGTCATCGAGGTCTACTACCACAAGTACATCCAAGGCAAGAATACCCTGCAGTACTGCCGTTATGTGGACGATCAGGTCATCTATGCTACAGAGAATGACACGCAGAGACCCAAGAGACCTATGATCAATCCCGTCACGCAGAAACCCATCATCGACCCTGTGACGAGACTTCCTATTGAAGAGGATGCAGGCCTTTCCATTGCCGAAAGAGGCTTATACGATCACGGAAAGTATCCGTACTTCTTTGATGCGCTGTTCCCCATCGAGGGCAGTCCTTGCGGCTATGGCTTTGTGGATCTGTGTCGCAATCCCCAGACAGAAATCGATATGCTGAAGACCGCTATGGTCAAGAATGCACAGGTTGGTGCTACTCCTCGCTACTTCTCAAGAATTGATGGCAACATCAATGAAAAAGAGTTTCTTGACACATCCAAGCCTATTGTACATGTGAACGGCAATGTGGATGAGGCTACTATTCGCAGAATCGAGCATGTTGCTTTGGATGGTATGTATGTGAATCTGCTTGACAGATCCATCGATGAGTTGAGAGAGACATCCGGCAACACCGAGGCTGCTACCGGTTCTACACCCGGATCTGTGACTGCCGCATCTGGTATCGCTGCCCTTCAGGAAGCTGCAGGCAAGACCAGTTCCGACTCCACGCAGGCATCCTATCGTGTGTTTGCAGACATCGTAGATATGTGCATTGAACTGATTCGTCAGTTCTACGATATGCCGAGAAAGTTCCGTATCCTTGGCCAGTACGGAGTTGAAAGATTCATTGAGTATTCCAACCAGAACATCCAGCCTCAACACCAGGGTGTGGATTATGGTCAGGATATGGGCTACAGACTGCCTGTGTTCGACATCAAGGTCAGCGCACAGAAGAAGAATGTGTACACAAAGGTGGCACAGAATGAGCTGGCGCTTCAGTTCTTCCAAATGGGATTCTTCAGTCCTCAGATGGTGGATCAGGCGCTTATGTGTCTGGAAATGATGGACTTCGATGACAAAGATCCCCTTATGCAGAAGATTGCACAGATGGGGACTATGCATCAGAAACTGATCCAGTATATGCAACTGGCTATGAGCCTTGCTCAGGCCGTTGATCCCGTTCTGGCAGAGAAGATTGCTGTGGATGTTATCCAAGCCAATGGCGGTTCTGTGCCGGCTCCGGGACTGGGTATGGTCTCTCCGCACATCGCAACCGCAGACAATATCGGTGGCATTCCCAAGGAAGAACACGCAGTCGTAAGAAATGCAAGACAGCAGTCTAATGATGCAGCACAGCCGAACAGTGACGGCATCATTGCAGATAGGGGGACAATGAGATGATCCAAGTAACATACCACAGACTCTACAACCGAGTGACAGTAGTAGGTCACGCAGGCAGCGGTCCTGAAGGCCACGATCTTGTATGCTCTGCCGTATCCGCTTTGGCGCTGACTCTTGCTGGCAATGTGTCCTATATGGAGTCACAGGAAGCGGTACGGAATGTAACCATCAAATTGGATGCAGGCGATGCCGAGATCCAATGCACAGCCTACAGAAGATACAAGGACTCTGTGGAGCAAATTTACAGAGCAATCTGTGTTGGTTTTGAACTGTTGGCGACCAAATATCCTGACAACATTTCCTACACAGTGCTGGGATAGAGAAACGCACCTATAAAGGTTTATTATGACCACAAGGTGTTCAACTTCCATACACCAATCCTTCCTTTCCGCCTGCCGGGGGGCATCTATAATACCCCGGCTCTCCCACGCCACAGTAGCTCAATCGGTAGAGCAACTGATTTGTAATCAGTGGGTTGCGAGTTCAAGTCTCGCCTGTTGCTCCACTCACCTCGCAATAAAAGATGGGCCAAGACGGATGTACTGGTACTACTGCCCCCGGAATCCGTGCAGGTGAAAATCCTGCATTACTTTATTATCAGATCTCGTTGCCACGAGGTTGATATATATGGGATTCGTCCACCCAGACGGACAGATTACATCGGAGGATTTACTCATGGCAAAAAACAAATGGTTCTGGCTTCAACTCTTCGCTGGTGAAGGTGCTGGTGCATCCGCAGGTGGCGAAGGCGGTGGAGACGGAGCAGTATCGGGCGCAAATGAAGGTCTTGACGCCGGAGACCAACGACTCCTGGAATTGGGTGTTCCTGCTGAGAAGTTAAGAAAAAGAGCGAAGAGACAGACTGCCAGTGTGCCTGAAGGTGCTGTGCGCACTACACCGAAGGAGGTACAGGAGCAGAAGCCTCAAGAGCAGGTCGCAACTGCCGAAACCAACCCCACGGAAGACAAGACCGAATCCAAAACCACTGCTCGTATGAGTTGGGAAGAGATTATGGCCGACCCTGAGTACAACAAGCAGATGCAGGCTGTTGTGCAGTCTCGTGTAAAAGAGGAGGGTAGCGCCAAAGAATCCCTGTCCAAACTGGCACCGGCTTTGGAACTGCTGAAACGCAAGTACGGACTTGATCCCCAAAATCCCGACTACGATGCACTTGCAAAGGCCATCAATGACGATGATGCCTACTACGAGGAAAAGGCCCTGGAAATGGGTGTTTCCGTAGAGGCTGCGAAGCGCATCGATCAGGAAGAACGGGACAAGGCAAGAAAGAAGCAGGAAGAAGAGCAGAACATCGAGGAAATGCGTATTCGTAATCACCTTATTAGCCTTGAGCAGCAAGGTGAAGAACTGAAGAAGGTATTTCCCGACTTCGATCTCAGAACTGAACTGAAGAACCCGTATTTTGCGAGAATGACCGCTCCCGGCACAGGTGTGATGAGCGTGGAAGATGCCTACTACGCAGTACATCGTAAAGAGATCGATGCGAAAAGGTCGCAGGTGATAGCGCAACAGACGAGGCAGAAGATCTCCAACTCGATTCAGGCTGGTTCTCGCAGACCTGACGAGAACGGTACATCTGGTCAATCTCCTTCCGTGACTACATTCGACTACTCAAAGGCAAGCAAGGCACAGAGAGATGCCTTCAAGGCAAACATCTATGCCGCAGCCGCCCGTGGGGAGAAAGTGTATCCCGGACAAAACTAAGGCTTACATTTCTCCTCATCCAACATTTACGGAAAAGGAGAAAACAACAATGAAGAAACTTATCGAAATCATCACTGTATTCACCCTGCAGATGTTTGCTGATGCCGGCTCCGTAGTGAACACCACTACCGGCACCGCAAACGCATACGAAGGCACAACCACAAAATCCGAAGCGATGTCTTCCACCCTGAAGACTTTCTACGACACCGAGCTTCTGGAAAATGCTCGTGTTGAACTGTTCTATGCCCAGTTCGCACAGAAGCAGCCCCTGCCTAAGGGCCGTGGTAAGACTGTGGAATGGCGCAAGTGGAACACCTTCGCAAAGGCTGACAAGCTGAAAGAAGGTGTGATCCCCGATGGCCAGACCTTCGGCCAGAGCTCCATCACTGATACCATCGAGCAGTACGGCACCTATGCCACTGTTTCCGATCAGCTGGATCTCCACGCATATGACCCCGTTATTCTCGGTGCTACCGAGGAAATGGGTGCTTCTATGGCTGAGACTCAGGAAACCCTGATCCGCAACGCACTGCTGACCGGTACCAATGTGATGTACTGCGACAACATCAAGTTGGCTGACGGCTCCATTGTCAGCACCCCCACCGCTCCCGGTGAGATGGCTGCCGCAGATGGCGTTATGTCCCTCATGACCCCCAAGATGGTCAACAAGGTTGTGACCTACTTCAAGAAGAACCGGGTTCCTCGCATCAACGGCAAGTACTATGCCGTCATCCATCCCTCTGTCGCAGAAGACCTGCGCAACAGCGATGCCTGGATCGAGGTTCACAAGTATGCCGCTACCGGTGAGATCTTCAATGGCGAAATCGGTGAACTGCACGGCATGCGGTTTATCGAGAACCCCTTCGCCCCCGTTCTGGATGGCGAATATGCCAACAAGGCTGGTACCAAGACCTATGCTACCTACTGCTTCGGCAAGGATGCCTTTGGCATCATCAATCCCGAAGGCGGTGCTGCTCGTATGATCGTGAAGGGCGCTGACGAAGTCGGTGGTCCCCTGGAGCAGTTCAGCACTGTGGGCTACAAGCTGGA